GAAAAGAGCGTAACTACTGGTAACTCTCAAGGATCTGCTCCTGATACTGTAACGATTGCTAATGACTTGGCTACGCAGTTAAATACTATATCTGGTTTTACGGTAACTAATACTGACTACATTATTAGAATTACTAAAGACGATGGTGGCGACTATACATTAGAAAGTAGCGACACAAAGACAGCGGATGCAACGTCAGCAATTAAAGGAACAGTAGATAGTATTACTGACTTGCCTACCATCGCAGAGCATAACTTTACAGTAAGAATACAAGGTTCTGCTGCTTCAGCCTTTGATGATTATTTTGTAAAATTTGAAGCTACAGCTGGCAGCGGTTTTGGTCCAGGTGTATGGAGAGAAACTGTTGCGCCAAACATTGACCACTTATTAGATAAGTCAACAATGCCACATACCTTAGTAAGAAATGCTAACGGTACATTTACTTTTGCTCAGTTTAATTATTCTGGTCGTATAGCTGGAGATACTATAACTGCGCCTAACCCTACTTTTGTCGGCAGTAAAATAAAAAACATTAACTTGTTTAGAAACAGACTTGTATTCCTTGCAGATGAAAACGTCATCCTATCTGCTGCTGATTCGTTTGAAAGATTTTTTCCAGAGACAGTACAAACTTTATTAGATTCTGACCCTATAGATATTAGCTCTGGTGGTACATCGGTTAACTTTCTAAACAGCAGCCTAGCTTTTGCAAATACATTGTTACTATTCAGTTTGCACGGACAGTTTAGATTAGATACTGGCGCAACATCTATAGGTACATCACTTACTCCAAAAACAGCAACCATAACTGCAATAACTACATTCGACATTATTGACTCTATTGACCCAATAGGTGTTGGTCGAACTGTTTATTTCGGCATTCCAAAAGGAGACTTTAGTGGTTTGCGAGAATACTTCCTACCTGATGCTAGTGGACCAATACCTTTGTCAGAAGAAGTAACATCCTCAGTACCTAGATTTGTACCAGGTAATTTAATTAGTATGTCTCCTTCCGTGTCAGAAGAAATGATAACTATGATAAGTAAAGACCAGCCACGCAGAGTTTATTTATATAAATTTTTCTTTGATGATGACCAGAAGTTACAGTCATCTTGGTCGTATTGGGAGGTTGCTGCAAACAAAACATTACTAGGTGGCAATGTTTTAGATAGTGACTTATACACTTGTGTTGAATACTCAGATGGAGTGTACCTAGAAAAGACACAGCTAAGACCTGAGACTGTAGATAGTGGAACAGACTTTGAAATATTGTTAGATAGAAAAACTACAGAAGCTGCTTGCTCTACATCTCTTATAAACTCAGGTGCATTAGGAGTACAGACTGTAATTACATTGCCGTATCCTATGTCGGGTACAGGAACAATGGCAGTAGTAGGTAGGTTTGATGCTAATAATACTATTGCACATGGACAGGTTATAAAAGCTACAGCTGAAACTCTCACAGGTGGAACTAATGGCAATGGAACTATGACCGTACCTGGAGATTTAAGTAGTGCGAAGTTTTTTATAGGAGAAATATATAATATGACCTACGAATTTTCTACGCCATACTTAAAAGAAACACCTCCTGGAGGAGGTTTAGCGGTACTGGCTAACCCAAGACTACAGCTAAGAACCTGGAGTATTGTGTTTGATGAAACATCTAATTTCTCTATGAAGATTACACCAGGACAAAGAGATGAATTAACTTATCCTTTTAATGGATACAAGATAGGTAGTGGTCAGTTCCCAATAGGTACACCTTCACTAGCCACAGGTAGGTTTAGAGTTCCTGTTATGGCGCAAAACATAGAAACAAAAATTGTACTCTTTAGTGATTCTCCGTTACCCTGTAGGGTACAGTCAGCAGAATGGGAAGGATGGTATCAAGAACGAGCGAGAAGGCTATAAAGTTATTTAGTCGGCCAGCGACTATAGACGATGTAGCTTACATTGCTGCACGAATGAGAAAAGAAGA